CTCGGTCACTGTAGGTTTTTCAAAATCTTCTTGGGTCAGCCCCAGTTTGTCAGCCATTTTCTTTTGTAAATCCGTCATGTTGTACCTCCTATCTCTGACAGTTTAACGATGTATTCCTCTTCGCTTGGCACTGGTATTCGATAGCTGTCATTGCTGTTTTTGAACGTCACCGAACCGCCTGATTCGACTTCGATGTTCCGCAGAAAATCATCGTCAATCAGGGTTGAAATGTCGGTGACGATTGGTGTTTCTAGTTCGTAGTATAGGATAACACCCTGCATAGCCTGTTTGAATGCGGTGGCATCGGTGTAGGCGGTGTCGTTTACATAGACATATCCGTCAATAGTCGCATTGGTTGCTATGCCCACAGGTGCTGCGTCACTCCATACCTCATTTTGCGATTTTGCTAAATATTTTGAACATAATATATTCGATGCAATAGCAGAATTATACGACAATTTCTGTCCACAAATTTTCCGTGACGATGCTATGAAAACTGTCTGGGAGCTAATTCCACCACCAGCAGTCCAATTAAGCGTCCCCAAATCAACGCTTTGTACGCACTGAACGTATCGTTTGTTCTCATAATCAACGTAATTCTTAGCCGTTCCTGCCGACCAGCCGTAGCCAGGCAGATTGCGGATTGCTTCGGGGATTTGGTAGGCGGTCTGGTGGTAGGGAATAAATGAATCAGTTGCGTTTTGTGTTATCTGCATTTTAAATGCGTATCCGCCTTTGAAATCAGACCAGTTAAATGCTATAGCTGAAATATCTTTTTTCACAACATAGGTTGTTGTTGATTTCAGCAGACTGTTTCCGTCAGTGATGAAGGCTATATCACTTGAATCACCGTCAGAAAATAGTGCACGAATTCGTCCATTGGTTGCCATATTTCCTTTTGACACAGGGGTAAATGTCATACTATACCCCTGTGGAATTTTTAACGCAACACCAGTTCCAAACATTGCTTGACCGCCCGAAAAGACATCTATGATATTATCTTTTACCGTAATAAATTCAGGATACGCTGCTGAAAAAATTGTCGGGTCACACAGGTTTGCTCCCTGCTCCACAATCTCTTCCGTGCCAGCGCTAATAATCTCACCTGCATTATACGGATAATAATCGGCAGGGAATATTTTCTCAAATTCTTCTACGCTTGCAGGCTCGTTCCCCGAGCCGAACATGGCGGTTAGGTCAAAAATCTGACGATTGCTAAACGTCACTTTGACGCTATTGCCTATTAAAAATGCGTCAAATGTACCACCTATATCGCTATCGCCATATGGGCTAGTAATCCATGACAACGTACTTTTTCCAGCATTCACAGCTTTACTTGTCTGGTTGTTTTTGGTGTATATCACTTCACGGAAATACATATAGACAGTAGTGCCTTGCTCAGCCTCGCAATCTATTCTGCACAGATATTTATGGGCAGAGTACACTGGCTTGCAATTGCATTCCGTGCCTTGATATGTGAACGTCGAACACATCTGATTCCACACAAAACTCCTGCCACCCACAGACTTCACACTCATCAGCTTTGCCCCAGTAGGCACTGCTTTCTGATATGCCGTATCTGTATCAGTTTCAAATTTATGCGTCACACCATTGCCCATATCGTACAACGCATTTACCCTACGTTGCAGTTCCTTGTCTGCTAGCTTCACGTTTGCTATTTCAGCAGTATTCTCGGCTATCTTTCCGACAGCCGTTACATAATCGTCTGGCAGACTGTCAGCCACCGCCTGTGCTGTCTGTGCAGCAGTTTCAGCGGCTGTTCTGTCTTCTGCAACCTGTGCAGCATGGTCTGCCACTGTAGCCTTGTCAGCCGTCACCTGCGTTGCCATATCAGCCACCGCCTGCCTGTCTGCCGCAGTGCTGTCAGCGCAGGTCTTTGCAGTTTTAGCATAGCCTGCCGTTATGTTCTTGTCGGCTGTGGTCTGCTGTGCTGATGTTGCCGCCTGCGCTGCGGATATTTTAGCGTTATTCTGTGATGTGACCGCCTGCTGACGTGCGTTTTCTGCACCCTGCCTTGCGGTTTCTGACTGTGCTGTGGACGTTTCAGCCGCTGTCTTTGCGGTTTCAGCACGGCTTGCCGCCTGTTCTGCGGTGTCGGCTGATTTCTCTGCGGCTGTGGCAGATTTAGCGGCGTTATTTGCCATTGTTGTCGCTGTTTCTGCAGCTGACTGCGCCTGTCTTCCTATGGCGTCTATGCGGTCTAGTGCGTCCATAGACACATCGGGCGATGGTACTGCATTATCACCTATAGCCGCACCGATTCGCAGGCGGAATATGCGTGATTTTTTTACTAAAATATACTCATCGCCTGACAGCTTCTTCGCTGCTATCTGACAGCTGACTGTCTGCGCTGACCGCAGTATATCAGCCGTAGGTGTCCACTGTCCGCCTGCAATATCGACCTCATAAGCAGTGCCGTCGCCGTAGTCTATCGTTAACACATAGCGGTCTGCGCCGTCTACCTCCATGCCCTCGACCGACACAGGTCTTGCATTTGTTTCACCAACGTAGCCCAGCAATGCAGTGTTCAGTGTTACGTCATAATCTGCATTTAATGTTATCGTCATTTAATCACCCCTCTTTACTCTATTGCAATATAGTCAACATAGTATGTTCCTGTCGGCACGTTTTCCACTGTTGACCCGTTATTAGCTCCCATGCAGACGTTCAGATAGTACGACTTTCCCGAACCACTAACATGGGTGCAGTAGTTCTGATATGGTGTTGGTGCGCCTGTCTGCCGTAGCGTTGCTATTACCTGTTTAGGTGCAAAGGTCAGTCCAAGCGGTATCTGCATCAGTGGATTCGCTTTCGTCATCTTGTATTCCACAGTGCCATAGTGTATCTTGCCGGCTCGGCTCAATATCTCATCGATTTCCTCCCCGGCGTGTTGCATAGGATAATCGTTTTCAGTGATATCCTGCGCCAGTGTCAAATTTTCATCAGCCATTATCTCGCCCCCCTTAAAGCTGTTCTTCTACCGACAAACCTACCGCCGAAATATCAGCACTCAGTCCGCCGTCAAAGTTAAAACCAAGATTTGTTATCGGTATATCATAGCTGTCTGTGCCGTTGGTGTAGGTCACCACGTCACCTATGTCGAAACGTGGGTCACCAAGTCTGTGGTATAGCTCAGTGGTATACCACGAAAATCCACCTATCCTGCGCCACAGAGATTGTAGCAAAGACTCTGTCATGTACGGATTTTCAAACTCTAGCACACGTCCTTGCGTGGTATCTGTCACACCAAGCGACAGCGTTACATCATCACTCACTTTGCAGATAATGCCCACGATAGCGTTCTGCCTTTCAGACAGTGTTGGCAGGTCTATTGTGTTGGGATCCAATGTTTTCACGCTCTTACCATACCACTTTCGGACGTATTTTCCGTACCTGTCAACATACCCGAACTGCCCTTGTGCAGAAGCCAGATAGGACAACATTTGGCGCATGGTCACGTCCTTTGGCAATGAGCTGACCTTGAAATAGAAATACTTTGAGTACAGCACCTTGCCGTTCTTATCTATCAACCTTCTGCCGTTCTTGTCACGCAGCAGTCGCACCTCTGTATAGTCATTGCCGTTCTGCAATCCTAATTGTCTGCAAATGTCGTCCTCGACTGCTTTATTCCAGTTTGGCATAGGGATATGCGGCACATATGGTTTGTCCGAAAAGTACAGCCTGTCCGCCATTGTCAGCTGGACGCCGTCGCCCGACTTTTTCGACTTAACGCAGGTGAAACGCCCCATTGGTATCTTTTCGTCTGCAAGTATGTCGCTAGTTTCGTAGTCTACGAGATACAGATAGGTGTCATACTCTTTGCCGAGAAACGCTGTTTCAGTGTCACTTATGGTCATGTTCCACGATTGCGAACACACGGCACCCAGCTCAATGTCGTCTGAAAGTGATGTTGCCTGCATGGAGCTATCAGCTGACATAATGCTGTCACCTGATATAACGCCCTCTGCATTCTCTATCCACAGCCGCCAAGTACGGCAATAGCTCTCGATACGCTGTGCCACAAGCTCCCCCGTTTTGTACATTCAAACGCCCCCTTACTGCATTATCAAGTCCACCGCAACGCCTTTGCAGAACTGCTTGTTCTCGTCCCAGCCGAAAACCTCATAAGTTGGGTCGCCTGCATAAACGTCAAAAGTGCTTTCCTGAAATGTCTCATCAAGGAGCGTGATACTGAAAAACGGACTGTTAACGTTGGAGATATACTCATTGAGTTTTGCCGTCTCCTCGCCTGTGAGATGATACCATTTCAGCGTGACAGTTTTCTTTATGGCTCTTATATCGCCCACCATTTTGCAGTTAGCCGTCCGCCCTGCATTGTTCGACCATATCTTGTTGTTTGTAAAACTGACTTCCGCAGGTGTGGCGACCCTTTCGCTGCCGAATATAAGTCCTCTGCTTTTCATTTTCTGCACCTCCTATGCCCTTATTGGCGACCTGCCGTTGCGCTTGATATAGTCGTTGATATCATCAATAACTATCTGTGTGATAGTCCTGCCGTTGAGAGTCAGCGGTATGGTAACGCTTATCTTCTGATTTCCGCCTGCTCCACCGTAAGACACAAGAGCCTGCAAAACAGCCTGTGTGATAGTATCCAGCGGTGCTTCGATATTCGTGCCACGCTTCTGATCGCCCAGAACTGCAAGGAATTCAGAGTTCGGCGGTATCACTGCACCTTGAGCAAGTTTGGGTATTTCGGGGATATCAATTTGGCTTAGGTCAAAGCCAAATGTCTGACCGCCAAGATCACCGGGAAGCCAATCAGGAGTCGTGAAGCTCAGCTCGTTTATGCCGTCGATTATCCAATTCAAAGCGTCCTCAACTGCACCTGTCAGACCATTTATAAGCCCGATTATCAAATTAATAGGTGTTTTTGCTATGTCAACAAGTGCGTCCCATACGCCTTTGAAAATCTTCTTTACACCCTGCCAAGCTTTTTTCCAATCACCGGTGAACACTCCCACTATGAACAGCACAACGCCTTTAAGTGCTGAAATGATGTTCTTCACGGCGTCAATTATATTGCTTATGACATTGCCCACTATCTTTATTATCTTACCAAGCACACTGCTGACTATCGGTCCGAGTATGCTCACAAGCCAATTCACAACAGGTGCTATGGCTTTGTTGTAAATGCTCAGAACGCTCGTGATAAGTGTTCCAACAAAGTCGAGAAACTCATCAAGCAGAGGTTTCAAGTGCTCCGTCCAAACGCTGTCAGCCACGTCCATGAGCTTGTCAAACACAGGTTTCAAGACTGTTTCCCACAGGGTAAGGAATACGTTCTTTGTGGTGGTTATACCCTCGTTTATGCCGTCAAATATAGGCTGTCCCCACTCGTTCCAAAAGTCTGAAATGCTCTGCCAAGTATCGCACCACAGTGTTTTCAAGGCGTTCAACACAGGCTGTGCAACGCCGTTCCACAAGGTATCGAAGATCTCTTTTATGTTGTCAAACAGTACGCCTAGCGTGTTCCATGTCTGCGTGCCAAAATCCGCCATTAGGGGTAATCCTACAGTGAGAAAGTTTTGCAGTATAGGGAACACTGCCACATTCCAGATATCAGAAAACACCTTATTGAAGCTGTCAAAAAGTCCTATGCCTATCTTGCCAAGCGTGCTGAAAGCGGTCTGCATAAGCGGAGTAAAATCGTTTATAAAATAAGCTTTGAGCGGTTCGGAAAGCGACTTTATATCGCTGAAAACTCCGCCGAGTATCTGAGCAAGTTCAATGCTCTCTCTTTCAAGTCCGCTCCATATATCAGCGAAAATAGGCTTAAAATTCTTATCAAGATAGTCTGCAAGCTTTTCAAACTGAGTTCTTGCTGATTTGAAAAAGTCAGACAGCTTTTTATCTGCCTTTCCCGTATCCACCTCAACGCTAGTCCCGGAAGGCTGCATTATCTCCCCAGCTCCGCTGACCCCAGTGCTGTCTGACTTGCTCTCATCATTCAGCTTGTTCATCTGGTCAAAGCTTGCAAGAGATCCTTCCTGTGCCTCCTGAGTCTGTTGTGCATTGTCGGCTATATCGCTGTAATTATCCGCCGCCTGAGAGGTGCTTTTCACTATGCTTTGAGCCTCGTCTGCACTGTTGCTTAGTTCAAAGCCGAACGCCTCTGAAAGTGCCCTCGCTGCCCCATGTGCCAAAGATATAAGCTGTGAAAGCACGCTATTGATCGCCTTGACAGCAGGCAGAAGAACGTTCATCAGCACAGTGCCGATAGTTGCTCCGAACTCTTTCCATTGTTCAGAGAGTATTCTAGTTTGGTTTGCCCAGCTGTCGGAAGTCTTTGCAAAGTCGCCCTGCGCAAGAGCCGTTTGTGACATAACGTAGTTGTATCTCAGTTGAACTTTTTCAGCCTGCGACATATCGGCAGTTGACTTCGTTATACCCTTTGAAAGCGCATATGCCTGCAAGTTGGCGTCCGTCATAACGATACCGAACTGCTTGAGGGTCTCAGTTTCGCCTGTAAAAATTGATTTCAGAGCCGTGCTTGCCACGTCCTGACCAACGTTATAAAACGAAGCCATATCCGCAGACAGCCCCGTAAGAGCCATAGCCATATCGCTTGCACTGTCATTGGCAAGCCCCATTCCTGCCGCCATAGCCATGAAGTTTGAGCCCGTCTGCTTTGCGGTAAGCTTTGAAATGCCGTAGGTCTTAACAGCCGTGTCAGCGAAGTCCTCCATTTTCTGCTTGGACTCTCCGAAAGCCGTATCGACAACGTTCTGAACTTCCGCAAGGTCTGAGGCTGTTTCTATGGATTGCCTGCCGAAGTCCACAAGCTTCTTGACGGAGAATGCTGCCGTCACAGCCATTGCAAGGCTTTTAAGCTTTGGCTTGATATCCCCCACCATATCGGAAAGGCTTTTCAAGCCCTTTTCAAAGCCCTCTTTGTTTATGTTGGTGTCAAAATTCAAGCATCCGTCAGCCATTGTCATTCACCTCCCGTCAGTTGTTTCAGAAACTCTTTGTCCTCGTTTTCAGCCCTCTGCTCTTCTGCTGAGAGCTTTCGTTTAAGGTCTATCATATTGCGGTGGTTTCTGTAAAACTCCTGCTCGTATTTTTCAAGCTTTTTGCCCTTGTTAAGCTTTTGCCGTATGCCTATAACAGACGAAAAAAGCCCCTCGCCTATCTCATTGAAATAGCCAAGAAAAGTCCACCAATGAAGATATTTTATCGTCCTCGTTTCAAAACCTGCCGCCTTGTTCACCGCAGGAAAAATAATACTCTCATCCTGCTCCCAATCAATAGTCTTTGCAGGCTGAACGCTCTCCTGCGGAACATCTCCACCGCCCACAAACCAATAAGCCTTGTTGACAGCCTCCTGCAAATGTTCTCGTGGAATATCCTCAGCGTAAAGACATTTAAGACACACATAGCACTTTTCACGCTCGTCAAGTTCAGGGTCTGCAAAGGCTGAATAGATCCGCAGTATGACCCGAAAATCTGAGCGTATGGCATACTCTCTGCCGTCTATTTCAAGGGCTGTTGGCAAAGAGCCTATCATTTCAGCAGCTCCCTGAGCAGAGCCTTTTTGTCCTCGTCAGAAAGCTCCGCCACGTTGACCGCGGGCTGAGCAACAACGGGAGCTATGTACTTCTCCACCTTTTCTTCGAGCTTTATCTGAGCCGCAGTCTGTGCTGACTTTATCTCCTGCACCACCACAATAAGAAGCGCTTCAAGGAAGTTCACAAGCACAGGCTTGCCGTTTGAAGCCACAGAGAACACGTTCACGCTTCCGAGCGCCGCCGTACACACATCCGTTCCAAATATGTCATTGACCATTTCTCTTGCACGCTGGTCATACTCTTTGAGAAGCTGAGTTCTGTCCTCATTCTTCTCACGTTCTGACACTTCTTCTGCGATATTGTCAACCTTACTCATAGCGTCCTGTATCCTAGTGATGATACCAACGTCTGACACGTTTATCCTTATCACTCTGTTCTCGTCACCGTTTATAGCGTACTCTTTGTAATTGCCGCTGTTAAAATCTATTGACTGCATTGACATTTTTATCATCCTTTCTGTATTATGGCAAACAAAAAGCACTCCGCTCTGAACGAAGTGCTTTCATATGTTTGTCATATAGTTTATTCTTCCGTAGCCTTTGCAAACGTTGGCACGCCTGCCGCAAAGGTGACAGAGCCTTTCACTCTGTTTCCTGCAAAAGTGCAGTTGAACGGGATATTTACGCCCCCCTGTGGTCCGCCATATGACTGCGGCTTGACGATGATATCTTCCGTCCAAGCGTCATACGCACCTGTGGTCTTGTCAACGATAACTTCAAGCACGCTTGTCTTGCAGGCGTCACCGGTAAGACGATTCATCATGATATCCTTGAGCTTTTCGTAAAGTGCGTCACCGGGCTTTGCATAGAATGTGTCAAGGTCGAACTCAGGCTCATAGCCGTTGTCCTCAACTGTGGTTTCATCAAGGATATTCTTCTTTGTGGAAGTGTCAGGATTGAGTGCCACACTTGCGTCCTCAACGTCCTTGCCGAGAAGATACCAGCTTGGTGATGAAGCGACCGCTGCGAATGTAGTGTCAAGATAATGCAGAAGATGACTTCTGTTGAGCTTTCCACTCTTGTATGAATAATCAGGCATATGTTTTCCTCCTTTTATATCTGATACTGTGCCGCTATCTGCAATTGATACTGCACAGTATCGTTCGTATTTTCATTTGGTATTGCGTATATCATTCCATTTGCACAGGTGAGCTTTTCAAGAACGCCTGTCCTTTCCTCGTCATCTGTTATGGTAGTGAACGTGGTATCTCGGTGCTTGTCTGCATAGCTTTCAAGCCACATCTGCAATTCAAGCAGTACGCCGCTGTTTGACATTCTGTCAAAGTCGTTCATAGACTGATACACAGCATAGAGAATGAAGTTATGCTGTCTTGTCTGACCGCCCAGAATATCAGAGCTTATAAGGCTGTCGCCTGTTGAGGACAAGCCGTAATTTGTTGGCGTATCATCGGTAAAGTCGATATGGATATCGTTGCAAACCTCCGATATTTTCGGAAACTGCTGCAAGATATCTTTCACAAGCTCGATTATGTTCATTTCGCTTTGCCTCCTATTATCGCCGCCGCTCCTCTGAGTATTTGCTGTTTCTTGTCGGCTTTCATTCGCTCAAACCAAAGCTTACCGGCAAGTGGCTCTTTAAAAGTGCTGTAAACAAGGTCTTTGTCCGTCAGCACTTTCTTTTCTCCATGCCGGGCGTATGCCGAGCCTGTAACAGATGATACCATAAGCTTGCCGTAATACTGATAGCGTGCGTAAGGTGCAAGATACTGTATCTTGCCGCTGCCTATTTTTGTGCCTCTCGTGGCAGACTTTCTCAGATTAGTGCTGAGGGTAGGTGTATACTTCACCATATGCCTTATGCACTCGGCGTCAATGAACTTTTGAGCCTTATCAAAGCGTTCTGAATACTTGCCTGCAAAGGACTTATCCCAAGTGATAGCCCTGCTGTCCATAGGCTGACCTATCTTCATTTTACGCTCACCTCCATATGTGGCAGACCGCCGAACATATAATCATCAATGCTCATTACCGTAACAAAGTCATACTCCGCACGGAAGATTTTCATGCTCTCAGATATGCTCTGCGGCGTTTGATTATCGAACTCAAACTCGCATTTTCCTCTCACAAGCATATCCTTTGCAGGTGTTTTCGGCACATTATCGTCATAGAAATACACCCTTGTGCTGTCTGAGGTCTGCATACCGCTTTTCACGATACTTCCCGACCTGTTCTCACACCAGTAAACTTTCTTCGCATACTTTCGCACAAAGCCCCCTGTTTGTTTATCGAAAAGATACACTGTGCAATCGCTGTTTGCAAGCATTTATCTCACCCCTCTGTAAAGCAGCCCTGTTCCGCTGAGCCATTTGTACACGATATCGTGAACGGTTCTGTCAGCGTTCTGCCTGCGGATATCTGAGCTTTCATATGACTTTGACCAGCCCCCAACGCTTTCGGAAGATACCCCCTGAGTGCCGCCCTCCTGCTCTGCCTTGAAGATATGCTCCGCAAGCTCGCAGCAGCACATTTTCACTTCTTCGGGGATATCGTTCTCGTCAACGTTATCAAGGGTATATTGCTTCATAAGGCTTGTGGCTTGCATTGCATAGAAGTCAAAAGCGGCAGATATGTCAGGCTCTTTGCCGCAAAGATAAACGCCTATATAATAGCTCTCGTTTGCATATGCTTTCATACTGCCGCACCTCTTTACTTCTTGAATCTTGCAAGCACTACCTTTGACTGATCTGAGATAGCCACAGTGTAATGCTTGTCAGCAGATATATCTGTGCAGCGCTTTGTGCTTCTTCTCTCTGTTTCAACGTTGGTGTCACGCTTGAGGTAGATAGTCAGAGCTGATGTTTCGTCCTCTGTTTCAGTATCAGCGTTGAGCTTGATGATAGGGCATATGTAGAAAGTGCCAGCCTTGACAGCGGCGTTCTTTACAACATAGTCACCCGCCTTTGGAGCGTAGCCATCTGCACAAGGCGTTACTGAGCCGAGCTTTATCTGTGAAGCAGTTGGTGAAGCTGTGCTGTCTGCAACAACTTCCTTTGCACCCTCTGCATCGCTGTCAACTCTCACATACTGTTCTGGGATAGCCTCGTTAAGTGAAACCTTCTTTGACGGAACGATACGGCAGTTCGCTATTTTGCCTATCTCGCCTGTCATGATCACATTGCCGTCATACTTATCTGCTGAAATGAAGTTCGGGTCCTTTCTAAGCTGTGAGTTCTGATGAGGATTAATAAACATAGCCTTTTCGGTGTTCAGCTCCTCATTGAACTTGTCAACAGCGTCAACAATGCCGCTGTAAGAGATAGCAGAAGCCGAGCCGTCATAGATGAGCTGAGCTTTCATAAGTGCGTCCATGCTGTCTGCGTCCACCTTAGAAGCGATAGACATTGCAAGCTGTGAAGTCGCCTGACCTGCAGGGTTTCCATAGCCGCTGAGAAGTGCTTCATCAGTTATCTCCACCGCTTTCATGGCTTTCTTTACCTTAGCCTGAGTGGAGTCTGTTTCAAGCTTGACAGTTTCGGCTTCAACGCCCTCTGCAACATCAACTGCGTCGCCGATATACTTATACTGCGGCACTGTGATAGTATCGCCAGGCACGCCAACGAGCGTTCTGTCTATCTTCGCAAAGGGAGATACAGTTATCTTAGACTCTATCTTTGCGTCGATCATATCACTCATTACCTCAGGATCGATAAGGTCGGTGATCTTTGTCGGCTCTGCGAAATACTGCATAGAAATTCTAATGCCATTTGTCATTTTCATAATATCCTATCCTTTCAACTGTTCGTATTTTTCGGGGTCTGTTCGTTTAAGTTCCAACCTCTGCATATACCCCATTTTTGCAAAGGTTTCCTTGCTCACTTCACCTGCGGCAGGCGTGCCTGTGGGAGCGACCGGGTTCTTGATAGGCTCGGAACTTTCAAAAAGATAATCGTTATCTTTCTTCACGTTCTCGATAGCCGTCTTGATATCCTCAGCCTGATTTTTGGAAGCTTTGAGAGTTTCCACATCAAGCAAAGCTTTAAGAGCCTTGACGTTTCTTGCCTTGCTTGCCGAGATAGCGTTATCAAGGGTAGCGTCAAACTCCATATCAGATATCTTCGCCTGATACTCGGTATCTTTCTTAGCAAGGTCAGCGGTGAGCTGTGCGACTTTGCCGTTAAGCTCCTTGACGTCCACGCCCTCAAATTCTTTGAGAGAGTTCTGAGCGGTATCAAGGCTGTCCTTATAGTTATCACGCTCCACCTCAAGGCGGCTTTTCACCTTTTCAAACTCAGCCACAGTCTTATAATTCTCTGCCACCTGTTTTGTGATGTCCTGTTTCTTGTCCTCAGGGATAACGATACCCAGAGAGGCAAGGATCTCAAAAATGTTCTTCATATGTTTGTCCTTTCTACATAGCTTATATACCGCTCTGTCTGCGGTGTGAAAGTCTGACAGTTTAACGTCATATCAAGGACGAAATGGTATGAAAAAAGCACCCGTTAAGGTGCTTAGTTCCGTTATTTGGGTATAAAAATACCGCCCGACCTTAGTCAAGCGGTAAAATTATCATTTGAAATACTCTGTAAGTTCAACTTCTGAATCAATGTACACAGCGTCAATATAATAACTGTTGTGTACGATTATCTTCTTTCCGTTTAATTCATATATCTGCGTTTGTGAGCCGTCAACATCTGTCAGCATATCGGACCGTTCAATGCCTGGGATATGCTTTTCCAATGCCGCACATTGCTTTTCAAAAATTTCTTTGTCCGCAGCCGTGCAAATATTGTATTCATATTTTTTCATTGCTGATCATCCAATCCATACCTTTTATCTACTGACCTTCGTGTTTTTACAGCGGTCTTCAAAGTGTCTGCTACAGCTTCTTCTCTGCTCATGTTTTTTCGTACCATTTTATTTGATACCAAGTCTTCAAAAGAAATGATAGGTTCGGTCTGGTCAAGGGTTTTACGAGCTTTTTGATTTTCCATTAACTCTCTGGCCTGAAAGCGATACTTGTTACGCAGTTCACAAGCTTGCCTTGCCTGTTCTTCAATAGACTTGCTTTTGTCGATAAGCTGAGGGATATTTTTGTTGTGGTGTCTATACCACTTTCGCACGTCTATATCAGACATCTTACCTTTCATATCAATTATATCACTATAATCTTTTTGCGTCAAGTCTATCTTGGTTTTTCCCACCCCGATATTCCCCAGTCCGTCGGCGTTCACACGCTCTCTTTGCTGAGGCAGACCCATTGCTTTTGAAAACCTTGTATACTCCTGGGAAGTGCCACGATATCGGCTGCGTGCGTTGATGATATCTTCCTCATCGGCACCTGCCTCTTCAAGAAGATGTATCTTCTGTCGCTGAGCTCTCATTGCAGTTTCAAGCTTTCTTTGTCGCTGTAAAGCTTCATACTTTGTGTACTCTTTATCAACGTACTTAACAGGCTTGTTCTCCTCTGCATTCATCTGTGCAAGCTCCTCATCTGTATAGGAACGCTCAGATATGCCGGGGATAAAGGGGTAATAATCGTGATAGCAATTCGCACCGCACAGACCTGTCACAGTACCAAGACCGCAGATAGTTTCAAGTTCTTTTTTGCTGTAGACCTTGCCCTGCCATTCTTGATGAGAGGGTCTTGCTCCGCTGTGCCAAGTGACTTCAAAATAGTCTGTGCCAAGCTCTTTGGCGTTGTCCTCATTCATTTTTGCGGTTAGCTGTGAAAGCCCTGTCATCACCGATCGCCTTGCGGCTACGTCTGCTCTGTTGCTCCAGCCTGTGGCATAGTCCACAGTACGCAGACCTGAGTTCGTCATATCCGAAATGACTTTCTTTATGACCGTGTTATAATCGAACGCTCCGCTTGCTATGCCCATTATGGCGTTGTCAAGGCTCTGCTGATAGAAGTCAGCCGCCTGCGTGAATTTCAGCTTGCCGTCAGGCTGTTTTACTGCAAATCCGAGTGACTGAGATATGTTTTTAAGCTCCCCCGAAGTCTGCTCCGATACAGCCGACAGCAACCTTTGCAGACCCTCATTTTCTTCAAGGGGTATCCGTGCTTTGCCTTTTGTCTTGTATATGCTATCGTCCCATTCATAGCCTTTTCGCAGGATATCTTTGAACAGATGCTTTATCTCAGCTTTGGAGAGGTCAAGGTTATCGGCTATGGCTTTCTTTATCTCACGCTTGCTCATTCCAAGCTCGTGAAGCCTGTATATCTGCCAATCCGCTGAACGTGTTATCTCACCGTTTATCTTTATCCTGCGGACGATATCCTCCATTATCTGCATTTCAAGGTCACGCAGTGGCTTGTCAAGCGCCATTGAAACTCGCTCTATCTCGCTTGCTTTGAGCATTATTCTATCACCTCTGCGGTGCTGTCGGAGGTCATTTTCTTAGCCGTTTCCTCGTCCTCACCATACCATTTCATTCGGTATTCCCACAGTGGCATAATGCCCATAGAAACGTCCTGACGATCGCTTGCACGCTTTGTTTCATCATCAGCAAGGATACTGTCCTCGAAGTTCACAGACAGCTCATAACCGCTTTGAGTAAGCCCATTATAAAACGCCAGCGAATAGCACAGGTCTTCAAGGCAGACACGGAGATTATTCTGTATCGCCGTGACAGTATCGAACTTTCTCTGCTTTGAGGACTTTATCTCCGTTGCCGTCTTATCAACTGTCTGAGGGTTTGAGATATCACCATAGGACAGCCCCACAGCAAACTCTATCTCACGCTTGTATTCTTCAAGTCCTGCGATAAAATCCGCCTGCCTTAACTGCGGTGAGAACTCGTGATAAAAGTCACCGCTCGTGCCAGCCGACACGTTTACCCCTCTGAAAAGCCGTTCATTGAGCTTAGGCATTTCTGCACGCTTCTTACCTGTGAACGGGTCTGTAACAGGTCTTAACACAGCTTCGTCAACGTCTATTGCACGCTCTCCTGATTCAAACTCCCAATCGAGCCTGCCAAATTGGATATCAGCTTTTCTTATGACTTCTTCCGCACCTGCAAACACTGATACGCCTGAATGTGAACCATCAACTGTATTGTCGATAGGGTTGACATAATAGCCGAAAGAGGGTCGCAGCATAAGGGGATAGGCTATCTTAGGGATAAGCTCCGCCCACTCTGAAACAGCCGTGAGAGGTATCTCAGCACCAAGAGACACGCCGTCATTGGAGCGAAAAGCCCTGTTTGTGATAGTCAGCCCTTTTTCATAGTCCAGAGCGTGATATTCAAGCCTTATGCGGTAATCATTATCGCCCATGCGTTTTATCTCAGGGAAAATGACCTTTATAAGCCTGCCGTTCACGTCATACTCCACAGGAATGAACTGCGACTGCGGAACATACTGCACCTTATCAGTACCCAACGGCTTTATTATCATTGCTCCTGTTGCAAGACCTCTTTGCAGATTTTTGTTGAGGTTTTCAAGGGCTTTTTTCATTATGGCATCAAGCTTATCATTGGAAACTTTCAAGGCCATTTCATTGATAGCCGTGTTTGCAAACTCCCTCACAACAGCGCGTTCAAGCCGCAGAGAGTGAACTCCCTTGGGTGCTGCATTGCCTGCATACATTCTGTCCCACTTGTCGATATCTCTTATCATACTGTCCGTCACGGCGATATCAATACCGTAAACGCCCTTTATATCTGACTTTGAAAGCATTCTGCTTATCCACTCCCTTATTTTTGAAATAATGCCCATAGCTTACTGACCCCGCCTTTTCCATACTCTTTCCATTGCATACCGAACGGCGTCGATAACGTGGTCATCGCCGTCGGGATAGCCGCTTATAACATTGCCCTCTTTATCCCGGTCATATTCGCAGTTGATGAACTCCTCGCAAGCCACAGGACAACGCTTGTTATCTATAACGATACTTCGCAGAGATTGCAGCCACTTATATGAATACTCCCTGCTATTAGGACCTTTCTCTGCACCTCTTGCAAGCAATCCGTATGCTCTGTAATCCTCAACAGACTTATTCTCTGCACTGTCGCAGGTGATAAGGTCATTTGCCGTGATACCAAGCTCCAGCAAATGCTTTGCGGTATCAATGTTCTTTGTCTTGTTGCAGGTGTACTCCTGCCATATGAACAGCGTGTGCTGAGCAGGGGCATAATGTACTCTGACGAAAGCGTAAAGGTCGGGATACCAGCCCCAGTCAACGCCGTTATAGATGTTATCGAACTGTGCTATCTCGTCGTCGGCTATCTCTCTTATGAGGACGTTGTCGAAAACATTGCCGCCCGTACCGTTTGCAATGCCCATATACTCGTTCTCATAGGCAGTGGGATTAGTTTCTTTGAGAAATTCGGCGTCATCAAGAAAAGGCTTGCCAAGCCACTTTTTCGGCACAGTTAGATAAGTGCTTTCGGTAACGAGTCTGTCCGTTCTCGGCACTTTGATGTACTTATTCGCCCAGTTCTGAGCTGACTTCGGAGGGTTGAAAGACTTGAACTTATATGCTCTCTCGCCGCCTCTTATAACAGACTGTTCTATCGTTCGCACAGCTTCTTCACCGCCGAACTGGTCAAGCTCCTCAAACCACACGATGCCGATATAGCCAAAAGGAGGCTTGATAGACTTCATCTTGTACGGGTCATCAGCACCACGAAAGTATATTTTCTGCCCTGTTGAAATGCGTGTTATTTCAAGGGGCGACTTTGTACAGGCAAACTCATCATCAAGACCAAGTGCAGATATTGCCCAAAGTATCTGAGAATAAACGCTGTCTTTAAGTGTATTCGCCACAGCACGAAGAATACAGGCGTGCATATTCTCGTTCTTCATAAGCAGGTCGATAACGTTCAGACCGCAGAATGAAGATTTAGTCGAACCACGTCCGCCAGGGAAAACATACTCGGAATGTTCCTGCTCTGCAATATCGAACAGGACAGGCGAGAACGCAGGAGCGACAAGGCTCGCAGGGATACCGCTGTACACCTTATCTGGCATAGAAACAGGCTCAAGCTTTTGTTTTTCAAGCCTGAGCCTTGCGTTATCGTATTTTATCTTATGCTTGAGCATATCGTCATCACGGATAATGTCACGCAGTTCTTTCACCGCCGCAACGTCCCCTTGCTTAGCCCTTGCCATAAGAGCCGCATTCACAATAAGCATATTATTGATGAAGTCAGGGTCAAGGCTGTTGAGGTCAATGCCCTGCTCAACGAGGAACTCATAGTCCGCTCTGGTATTGGCAGGCTGTTCAAGCAGGAAGTCCATTACCTGTTTCATAGTCTTTTTACGTCTGCGGACTTCGCCTGATTTTTTACCGCCTTTCGACTGTTCTTCGACTGTTAACTCATATCCTCCAGGTATTAAATTCTGTTCATTCGGCATTCACCTCACCTCGATTAACTAATTTATTTATAAAAAAAATGAGCCTGGTAAGCTACCAAACTCATTTTCGCAATATTAACGGAAATACTCTGATATAATAAAACCGACAAATATAAATTTAATGAAAAGTTAAATTTCAACCAACTGACAATTCTTTAAACAATGTTAATATATTATTTATAAAAAGGCCAAAAAATCCATGTATCATGTATAATACATGGATGGCAGTACACTGCAAATAAAATAAACCAACCGTAATTTAAATAACAAATGGCGACTAGACTGTAAAAAATAAGCCCTTAAATTTGACGAGGAAATCAGAATGTTAATACTCAAAATGATATTGAATATATCGCACCTACATCCTACTATATTTTTGTTGCACACAAATAGCCAAATTGTGTCAAACTTTATCACTTAGCAACTGTTTGACACAGTATTCGAGTTGCAAGTTAGTACAAGTGGGAGTGTATTTCCACTTGTACTTTTTTTATAACCAATTTAAAACCAAGCCGAACTAAATGTGAGGCAATAGGACAAGTTTTAAAAGAAAATAATACCAAGAAAGGAGAGTGTATAATATGAGCGATAGAAACAACCGCTCATCGAGTAGTAGGATGTATAGCTCGCTTGAAGTGTCTATTCTTACACTAGTGATTTGTTTCACATTGCGTATCTTCCCAGAAGCAACCATTGATGTAATCATAGCAGTTATCACTAACTTGATGTTTAATTCAAAATAAGACAAGCCCCAAAAAGAAGGTAGCCACCAACTGCCTTCTTTTTTTATTTACTACTTATTGTACACTCTCAATCATTGTGTCTAACCATCGCAATTTTTAATTGCAATAATCTTATATATTATACCATAATGCCGTAGTGTTGTCAACCATAAGTTTTAAAATACATCTGTCATATGCATATAGATATGAAAATATTTCAGCTTATATGAATTTATTAACCATAAATAAATTCATTTTGTCAATGCTTTTGATCATTGTTTCTACGAATTAGTAAGTACTAAACGCAAAAGACACCCCCATAGGAGTGCCTCTCGCAAATATATTATAAGGAGTTAAGTAAATGTTGGAGCAGATCTGAGCGGTGGCTCGCTCTCGACCTGCATACGGAGCTTTCGCCCCGTCGGACTTTTTTATGGAGGTCCGCAAAGAAATTTTTGCCGTTATGGCATATTATCATTATACTCTCTTGACAGGGGTGATACAAGGGCTTTTTCGGGTGTCTGATAAAATTTCTTGAACATTTTTATCGCATTTGGACCAAGCACCTTGCGAGTGTAATTCGCCTCACGGTCAAGAGCCTCAGCTGTTCGTTCCCATGACATTCCGTTTATGTATTTGTTGATTATCAACGCCGCAAGTCTGCTGTCAGGCATACTGTCCGTGATACACAATACATTGTATGACATCTGTTCGTAACTTTTGCAAAGCTTTTCAAGCTCCGTCTTATAGTCCGCTATCATCACAACGCTGTCTTCTATCTTTCTTGACGTGCCTCCTGTAAAGCTGGGCGGTATATCGGAGCTTTGCGGCGATGTACTCTCAGCCCTTGCATAGCATTTTTCTATGGCACGCCTTATCGCCGATATACGCTTGTCTATATCCACCAGCTTGTTCAAATATTCTTCTGCTGTCAACTTTTATCCCTCCTCGATCTTTCTTCCGCAAACAGGACAGAACTCAAAACGGACTTCCTTGCCGTCTGCACCAAGCTTTTCGCTCCACTCTGTCACTCCATTGCAGTATTCACAGCCTGCATATTCAGGTAAGTTTACGCCGTTATGTTTCGCAAGCCCCTCGTCGCAGAGTATCAGCTCCAGTGCCTGCAATGCGTATGTGAGCTTTTCTTCCCTGTCCTGCGTTTTGTTTATCTTCCAGACCGTTGTCTGCCCTCTGCGGATATTCTCCTGCATTATGCAGGCTTGTCTGAAAAACCTGCCGTTTCGCTCTTTACTGTGAAGATACTCCCGCTTGTATTCTGCCTGCTTGTCCTCGCATATCTCTTTCGACCACCCCTCGTGCCTGTTCTTATAGCCAAGTCTTGATAACTGTGAGAAATACTTATATTCCTCAGCAGGATATTCGTCATAAATGAGTCTGCCGTCTATCGCCATATCTTCATACCGTGCAAATTCTTCTTGTGACATCCTTTTGAAATCTATCTTAATGATTATCCCCCCTCTGTGAAGGGTTGTGAAGGGTTTGCACCCTTTTTAAAGAATTCTTTCTTTATATATATTCTTTTTTATTTTCTAATACGAAAGGTTAGAAAACCCCTTCAACCCTTCACAACCCTACACACTTACAATTACTTACACATTATCAAGTGACAGTCCATTGAAGTATATACCGCCTCTTGTTCTTACTTTTTCAAAGCGTTTTGCAAGCTCCATACCGAACTTTGTTGAACTCATACGATATTCATTGTTCTGCTCAGCCCAGTTAAGATACGCCGCAAAAAGCTGACTTGACTTAACGCTCAGACCCTTGCCCACAGTACACTTATCCTCAACAAATGCAGAGATAACGTCCATTTCACGACGGTACTCCCTCACTTCTTCAAGAACGGCACGAGGCATTTTAAGCCCCTCTTTCTGCCACAGCAGACAGCCCTCAACTGCCCAGCGGAATATGCCCGTAAGCTCCGCCGACAGCTTGTATTTCAGCCTGCGGTCTATCTTTTCTTCGGGGATCTGCACAGTGAAAGGTATCATATGAATTCTTCGCCAAATGCCCGTATCTGTTCCTCTGATGACAGGCTTATGGTTTGTCGCCATCCAAAGCTTGAACTCAGGCTTGAACTCGAACTCGTCGCCGTAAAGCTTTCTTGCCGTAACAGTATCGTCGCCTGTAAGCTGTTTGAGCAGACCCTCGTTGATACGAACACCCTCGTTAGGCTCAACGCTTGTCACGAGCCTTGCACCTTTGAGCCTTGCGATATCGCTGTTTATGGCGGTGCTTTGATTTGAACGCACCATAATAGTTTCAGGCTGGATATTTGCCGCATAGTCCCCGAAAATATCCCTTATGATATCAATGAAAGTTGACTTGCCGTTTCGTCCTGTTCCGTAAAGAAAGAACGCACATTGCTCGGTGGTCGAGCCTGTCAGGGAATATCCCACAGCTTTCTGAACGTATCTGATAAGGTCTTTATCCCCTCTGAAAATGTCGTCAAGAAAGGCAAGCCAGCGAGGACAATCGGCGTTCTCTGAATACTCAACGGCTGTCATTTTCGTCAGATATGTCATAGGATCGTGAGGAGATATGCCGCCGCTGCGAAGATCTATCACTCCCCCAGGTGTATTGAGAACAGTTTTAAATCTGTCCATTTGAGCAGGCAGAACAGGAACGTGGTGCATGACCTCGCTTAGCATTGCGTTCTTTGATTTGTTAGAACGGCAGGACTTCATATGCTTTTCAAAAGCTTTCGCCATATCCGTTCCCTCGTCTGCGTCAAGCTGAGCGTACACCTTTGCCTCTGCCGCCATACAAGCCACAGCCTTATCAGCAAGGCGTTTTACTGTTCCTGTCATATCGGTACACCACTTTCTGCCGTCATACCAAAGCCAGCGTTTGTCTGTATAACAGTATCTCACCTGCTCACCAAAAAGGTCAACAAAGCGTTCTGCGTTGCCCGTATCGTCAAATGAATAAAGTCTTGGCTTGGCTTCTTCCTGCTCCACAGCACCCACAGAAATCGGCTCAGAGGGCGACTTGAAGTTAAGAGAAAATCCCCCTGCGAACTTTGGCGAATAGGTCTTGTCGCAATCGGCAATGGCTTTCTGGATCGTGAGTGCGCCATAGGTCGAACCGCTTTGCGCCCTGTCCCACTTTTCACGCATAAGACCAGAGGAGCGGAATATCATATCCATTTTTTCTGCGTCACAGCCTGTCCAAAACGCAAGCATTGAGCAGAACGCCATATCAGCCTCACTCTGCGAGGTATACCCTGCGGTTCTTCCACTGTAGAGGGAAACAAACTTTCCGCCGTTCTTTGCTCCTGCCGCAGCTTTGATTATCTGGTCTGCGGTGTCAAGTCTGACAGTAGGAACAGCCTTTGCCACAGGCTCATGACCGCCTCCTATGTACTTTTCGTGCAATGGCTTTATGCTGTCGGAACACTCTGCGATGCCCTCATATTCTGAGCAGGAGTTGCCTGTCATGATAAAGAAGCGGACATCATCATACATTTCAAATCCGCCTTTTTCTGTCTTTTTTTTTCTGCCTCCTTTAGGCAGTTTACCTTTGCAGATTATGTGTATACCATTACCGGATTGCGATAATTCTGTATAGCTTTGAAGTATATTTACAAATTCATAAATCACACCTCTATGCTCGCCTTTTTGGTAGCTTTCAAGATCCTGCGGCATATCGTCAAGGTCAACTCCAAAGTATCCACTGTTTTTAAACATAAATCCTATGCCTGAATAGTTTTCAGATATTCTTACAGCAGTGTCATAATCCGTCCATGTAGACGGATTATTAGACATCGCTTTTCCCCCTGTTCTAGGATTGATAGGAATTTTTCTTATGCCGCTGTGCGATTTGGGGTCAGGCACAGCGTCCCAGCATATCCAGTTTGGCAGGGCTTTAATCTCCTGCGGTATTTGTTCGTACATATATCCAACTCCTAACATAAATTTTGAAAAGTCAAAGCCTTTCACTTATCCCCGAAAAGCACCCAAAAAGTTGCATTAAAAATGCAACAATTGCAGAAATGTTGCCAAATTAAAATATAAATCATTTGTTTGCACAAAATATCATCTGCGTTTTTATGCAAAAGCACTATGACTTTTCGCTTTTCTCAGAAATCAGAACGGCACGCCGTCATCTGTAAGCACGTCCTCAAAATCTTCAAGGGAGCCTATGGCGCTGTCAGCCTGCGTATTTGTCTTAGGCGTTGCAAAGCCCGTCTGCTTAGCCGCAAAGCTGTCCGCCTTCGGTGCAGAGGATTTGAACTTATGCTTGCACTCAGGATACTTTGTAGGGTTGACAAAATTAATGCGTTCCTGCTCCTTGCCGTTCCATTCCTCGTGCGTGAGATCTACCCTTATGCACTTGTTCAGCAGGTCGGTGCAGTATGCTTTAAGGCTGTCATACTCCTTGCCGTCAGGAAGCTTGGCCGCCTTGCCCATTGCCATAAGCTGAGCAAAGTTGTAGCCCTCCACCTGCATATCGTTCTCGTTAGGTTCATGCTTTTTCCATATGGTGTGAAACAGGCAGGAGTTGCCGTATTTCTGTCCCTGCACGTCATTTCTGATGACGAGAGTGAAGTTAAGACCCACCGAGCCTTTCTTTGTTGTGTGTTCCTCGATAGCGGTTATGATGCACTCGTAATCGCCCTCAGGCTTTAATCCGTTCTGAAATGCCTCTGATTGATTTGACTTAAATCCCATTTTTTTATTCCTCCGTTAGTAAATTTACTGCGTCCTCTGCCGAGCGGCATATGCCTGCCAATGCTCCGCACTCACGCATTTTTGTTATAAAATTCTTCTGCTCGGGACGAATTCGTCCCGACTTTGTTTTGACTTCGATAAAGACAGCTCTGCCGTCCTTATGCCTTACGCCGAACAGATCTGAAAAACCTTTCGGCACACCTGTGGTGAAATATCTGCCGTCAGCTGTCCTGCCCTCGCCCACGTTCACACGAAAGACCGTGCAGTAGGGCGATACCGCACAGCGTATCTCGTTTTGTATCCTGTGTTCTTCCGTCAACCTATAAGCCCCCTTTGCCTTGCCTGATAATACGCCCAGCCTGATTTGTAGCCGTGACTTTTCGCATACTGCAAAAGTTCGGGATAGGTATGACAATCGGCAGGACTTGAAAAGTCAAGCTTGAATCCCTCCACCTTTACAAGCCCCACGCTGCTGTCTGTTTCAAGCTTTCTCTCGGCTGTGGGAAACTCATATCCGCAATGAGGACAGCATACTTTCACCCCCGCAGGAGGAGCAGAGAAGGTATAGAAACATTCAGGGCATTGTTTCACCTTGTCGTTCTGCTCCTGCTTTTTATGCTGAGCTTTAGGCTTTTTCTCCAAGCTCCACTCCCTGTCATCGTCAGGCATACCAAACCTTGCATAGTTGCCAACGTGGTCGATTATGACGGCTCTTTTGTTAGGTCTGTACCGCATACATCTCATAGCCTGCTGAATGTAAAGAGTAAGGCTCTTGGTGGGTCTAAGAAGTATGGCACACTCGCAGTCAGGAACGTCAAAGCCCTCCGAGATAAGGTCGACGTTGCACAGCACAGTTATATCTCCCCTGCGGAAAGCTGAGATAATGCTGTCACGCTCTGCCTTTGGGGTCGAGCCGTCGATATGAGCCGCCTTTATGCCGTTTTCATTAAACACCTCTGCCGTTCGCTGAGAATGTCTGACGGAAGCACAGTAGCAGACCGCTTTTTTGCCCAAAGCAAGCTGTTTGTAATACTTTATGACGTCACCGAAAACAGTGTTTTTCACCATAGCTTTCTCTATCTCCGCCGCCATATATTCACCGTGAGAAACGTGCAGCCCTGTAAGGTCGGCAACGTCAGGAGCATAGTAGTCATAAGGTGCAAGACAGCTGTTATCAATAAGCCATTTTGCGGATACGCCAACGATAAGCTTGTCGTTCACGTCACCAAGCCCGTCACCATTAAGGCGAACAGGAGTCGCTGTAACGCCCACTCTCGGCACGTCTGAAAAGTATTCGTATATGCGTTTGTAGGACTGAGCAAGGCTGTGATGATTTTCGTCAGTTATGATAAGTGCAGGTCTGGCAAGCTTTTTAAGACGGCGTGTGACAGTTTGCACCATACCCACCTCGCAGAGCCTCATATCAACGCCCCAGCGGATAAACGTCTTTTTTATCTGCTCCACAAGCTCACGTCTGTGGACGAGAAAAAGCACTCTCTTGCCGTTAAAGGTCGTCCGCCTAGCCATTTCAGCAACTATGCAGGACTTTCCTCCACCGCAGGGTAGGACTATGCAGGGCGCTTTATACCCTGCACGCCAAGCCTGCCTTACCTGCTCAACCAGCTCATTCTGATACGCTCTCAGCTTCATTGGACTTCGCCGCCTTTACCCTTTTCAGAACGCATTTCATACAAAGCTGTTTGCCGTAATTCTTCATCGAGCCGTCTATTATCTGCTGAACTGTACGCCTGCCGTCTGACATTATCGTCTTTCCGCACTCAGAACATCTTGCTGGATCCTCGCCCTGGTCAAGAAACTCTTTGAGCTGCCTGCCAAGTTCGGGCGTTATTACTCCTGCCCAGCCGTCAAGAAAAGTGGTATCCTTTGAGGGCTGAGCGATATGATCTCTGTTTATCTGAAAACAAATATCGAACTCATACTCGGTGTTGTCACGCTGAACAGGTGCAAGACCTATCTTCACCGGAACGTTCTTGCCTTTGTCATTGAGTTCCATTGCATATGCCATTTTCGTCCTCATTGTCACGATAGTGTGGCACGGCACGGAAAGAAGTGCGTTCACAAGCTTGTTTTGATACTTGCCGGCCTCGTCCCAAGCGGTGTAATCATTCTTGCCCTGACGCTGAGCTATCTGTGATTTGATATCCAGCACTCCGCCCTCGTTATCCCAAGCGTGCGAAAAGCTGTCAACGATAATAACGCCGTCCTCGCCCACCGCCTCTGCAGCAGACTGAGCATACTCTATGTATCTTGCAGGAGAATAGGGCGGTGTGAGCGGAGCATAAAGAAAGCTGCCTGTTTTAAGGTCTGTTCTGTCAGCGTAAAAGCGGCCACGCTCATGCTCAGTGTCGATAAGAGCGACCTTGCCCCAATCCCCTGCAATACCATAGCCGAGATAAAGAGATGAAAGTGATTTGCCTGCACCTGACGGACCTATCACGGCTATTCTTGCCTTTGATTTTGCTCTTGTGACTGTAGAAAATTCAACCATTCTCTTTCCCTCCTTATCTTATGGTCAGTCCCGGTCTGCGGACAACTGCCGCATAAGGGATCTCTCTGCCTGCTTCGATAGCCGCCTTGACAGCCGTCTTGCTTATGTCAGGATCTTTGTATTTCAGCAGGCTGTCATCATTGACCTTTGCCCACTCCACAAAGGCTTTCGGGTCTGTTATCTCGGTGCTTTCCCTGCCCTTTGTAATGCTTATCTTAGCCATAACGCCCTCTATTTTGTTAAGATTGACCCTCTGCATACTGTTCATAAGATAAGCTTTAAGGCTCTCTGCCTGCTTGACCTTCTGCTCACGTCTTGCTTTGAGGGCTTTCTCCTCTGCTTCAAGCATTTTCGCCTCGCTGTTCAGCACCTTAACATAAGCCGCAACGTTCTCTGCCTTGTCTGTAAACTCAGCCTCAACGCATTCAAGGGTATCAAACCACACCTTTTCAGCCTCAGCCTTTTCCTCTGCCGTAAGCTCGGCATTTTCCGTCATATCCTCAAGGCTGTCAAAAAGCCTCTGAAAATCGTTTGTAAGCTCATAAAGTTTCATTTTTATACCTCCAATTTTGAATTGATTATATCCGCAAGCTGTCTTGCTTTCTGTGTGAAAAGTCCGTAATTGTCGCTATCATTATGCTCGTTCACAAAGCCCACGAGCCTTGTTACGCTGTCAACAGCGGTGGAAAGATAAGCCTTGAATATGGCTTTATCGTCCTGCACGGGGGCGGTATCCACCTTTCCCGCAAGCTTTTTCTCATACTCAGCCTTAGTTCTGTCAAGCTCTTCACGAAGCTGTGAAAGCTTGTCCTGCTTATCCTTTTCAGCCTGCTCAGCTTTCTGCAAAAGCTCTCTGCGGTCTTTCAGGCTGTCTTCTTCAAGCTTTGAATATTTTTCCGACCAGTCAAGGTCAACACGCCGCATAGCGTCTTTAAGGTTTGCCACCTCTTTGCTGTCCGTTTCCACAGCCACCTCGATAGGACGGTTCTCAAGCTCCTTTATCTCGGCTTCAAGCTGACGTATGCGCCTATCTGCCTTATCTCTCTGTTTCGAGATCGTATCGCAGATGTTGTTCATATCCTCAAGCCTGTGACTGAGCACATCAGCATTGGCAGCTTTGACTTTCAGCTCTTTTATCTGCCTTTCAAGCTCTCTCGCAGAAGTGTTCTCAAGGTCATTATTTTCTGTCAGCTCTGTTCGCTCACTTTCGGAAAGTGAAGATAGAAGATAGAGTTTTTTTATTCCAATTTGTCTCCCCGAGGAGACAAATTCAGACGGCAGATTTTCCGCTACTTTTATGTATTTGTAGACACTCTGCCTGTTTATCTGTGTTTCCTGCTCGCAATACTCTCCAAAATCTGAGTACCCAAGCTCCTTGTAAAGCCTGCTGTCCCTCATTTCCTTAAAGCCCATACACATATCGTAAAGGCTCTGCTGTGCAAGCTGAGCTGAGGTCTTTATCCTGCGGTCAAGCTCAGCCGCCTTGATATATTCTGACGATAGTTCGTTCATGCTGTTTTACACTCCTTTCGTTTCTCAGCGAATACCATGTCAAGATACCGCTGATACTTCTGTTCAAAGTCCTTTATCTCCTGCGGTTTGTCCTCGCCGCCGTTTTGTACCACGTTGTTCCTATACCCTCTGCACTGCACGATACCGCCGTATTGGCTCACCTCAACAGTATAGTAAGGCTTGTCAGGCTCAGAGGTTTTCCGTAGAAACATAATGCTGAGTTTTCCCATAGCATGGCGTTCTGCATATCCGCCCACACAATGGGAAAGTATCCTGCCCTCGTCCTCTATCTCTTTCAAACTGTGTGGCTGTCTGACAAGCAAGCCGTCTGCCGAAAATTCAAGGCAGACACGCTCTGCAAGCCTTTTCGTGAAGTTCTGCAAAGCAAGCTCGTCATGCTCATAGTTGATGATCTGAGTAAGCCTGTTGTGCATTGTCCAGAAATCGTGTGGCAATGCTATCATTGTATCGTGAATGTTATACTCCAGCGTTTCGCACTGCTCCAGATAATCGCTGTAATCAAGAGGTGTCATTTCCTGCTCGTGTATGTATCGTGCCACCCTTTGCGGTGTAAGACCTGTTATCCTCACAAGACGTTCAAGAGTGCCGTGTTCGTTCTTAAAGACCTTTGCTATATTCAGTAAATCTTCCGGTCTGAGTTTTGGATATTCCTCACGATAGTCAAGATACTGCTCCCACAGATGTTCGCTGCCTTTGAGTGTCTTGAACTCCGTCTTGTTTAGTCCGAGCATTTTCAGCAGGTCATTACTTTTCCAGTTCACACGCTGAGAGAGCAGGAACTTTTCCTGATATCCCCACCAACCTGTGTATCTCACGATTGTTACGTCATAGCCTTGTTTCATAAGATACTCAAGATTAGGGTGCTTGCAGTATGCGTGAAGATAGCATATAAGCATATTGCCGTGATAATGCTGATACTGACTGTAACGCATATCCGACTTGTCTATGGCTTTGATGTTCAGTACCGAATAGGAATTATCATAGTTATATCCCATACAGCACTTGCAAAAGACAGGTTCGCGGAAGTCATTACGCACAGACCAGTTAATGCCGTTATCACTGCCGTATCTCACAGATCCGTCACGGGCAAACACATACCGCTGCCTTTCCACAAGGTCACCCGTTGAGTATCGGTGAAAGCAACGTGCGAAAAGTTCAGCACCCCTTGTGAGGAACACCACATAATTCTTAGCACCTCTGCCTTTCATCTTATCCATAAGCTCTTTATCCACCGCAGGAAAGCAGTAGATAAGAGCCTCTTTTCTTGTCTTTTTCATACTGCTGCCTCAGAAGTCAAGCAAGCTGTCAAGTGACAAGCTGACAGGCGGTTTTGCCGTTTCATTGCTGTCCGAGCCGTCGCCCAGGTCGATAGTCATATTGAAATGAACGTCCGCACCCTTGAAGTAAAAGCTTACAGCTCTGCGGTAGACCTCGATATCCGAAATACTTTCCCTTACACCCTTAACAGCGTTTTCCGCACACTCAGCGAAAGTCCTGTCCGTCTGCAGGACCGCCTGAGCGAACTCCTCGTTCTGCTCACAGAAAGTTTTGAGAGCCTCAAGAGTAGGCTTTGCAACCGCCTGCGCATACTTGCCAAGCTTAGCGGCAGACAGTTCCTGCGACAGCTTGTCCTGAGCTTTCTTTGCGTTAATGTTCATTGCCGTCACCCTCCATTCTTGCTCCGCAGTTAGGGCAGTATGGTGTCGGGCTCAGAATTTTTGAATTACCAAAATTATAAAACGGGGTTTGGCATTCAGAACATCTAAAACTAGCAACCACTTTGCTGTGCTGGTTAAATTTCCAATACCCACGCTTCACCTCCTGCACGTCTGTGGTAGGCTGTTCGTTGATTATATCGGCAATACTGCTGTTATCACCCAGAATGCCTGTTATGCCCTTTTCGTATATCGGCATACACGCCGCCGATAGTTCGTTAATCAGATTGTCTGCATCGATGTATCTTGCCATGTGTTATACCTCCTAGTCATCGCCATATTCACAATATCCCCAAGCACAATCCTGACAACACTTCATTACAGGATCTACGCAGCGTGTTGGCAAGCCTTTCATTTGCCGTCACCGCCTCTCAGTTCTTCAAGCTTACATCTTGTGTCGAATATTTTTCCGTATGCCTCTCCGATATCAAAGGCTCTCTGCTCACATTCTGACATTCCCTCATAAACAGTAAGTATATTTGAGCAAGCTTCATCAGCAGTTTTGTATGCTTGACAAATCGCTGCTTTTGTGCTATCATCAAGGTGTAATATTGAACCGGTATCTTTTGATACCTCCGAGCTTGTGCCTGTTGCCGCAGGTGCAGGCTCGGTTTTCATGTAGCGGGCAAAATATCCGCCGCATTTATAGATTTTTTTGTTAAGCGGACATTGTCCACAGTTTCTATCTGCACTAGTGCAAATCTCTACCGCCTTTTCAAACTCCTCTTTTGTCATCATCGGTATCATCTTTATCCTCCTTAAACTTTTTCTCCCAGTGCTTTTCAATGGCACCAAGTACTATGTATATCACTACATCTATCACTGCAAGCACGGCTATTGTTATCAGCAGTATCAACGCCATTTTACCACTTTCCTTTCATTTCAACTTCGATCTTGACTATGGGTCTGCCTGCTTCTCTCACTGCACGCTTAATGCTCTCCTCTGCTTCCTCGTAGGCATTTTCTTTTACGCTTACATACCACCTGTACGCTACATACATTGCAAGCACCACCAAGAGCGCTACCGCTGCGGCACATCTGATTATCTCTAGTACGGCTATCATTTTCTCACGTCCTTTCCGTAAAGCGTGCGGAGTTTTTTAAGCCTTTTCTCGAAGTTGTCGATATCAATGCCCCACACCTCGTAGGCTATCTCGGTATTGACTGAGTGTGGCAGCCATGACTTCACACCACGCTTTTCCATTTCTTCCTTAACAGCTTTCTTGATCTTGATAGTCTGCGTTTCACCTGTGCTGAACAGTTCCTTGATATCCGCATTGGTTATTTCGGGCTTTTCATAGTACAGCCGCACTGCCATTTCAATGTCAGGTGACCTCATTTATCTCACCTCCTCGATAATCGAGACAGTTTCGCCCGAACTAATAGCGTTCGCTTTTACTTTCCATAAAGCCTCACGTTCGCTATCGGCAGATACTGTATAGACCCAGTTGCGATTATACCGGTCTGTCGTTGTTACCTTGTACAGTTTCATTTTTTGTACCTCCTTGAAAAATCTAACTTCTTGTGGTATAATGTAGAAAAACATAAGAAAGGATTTTCTTTAATGCACGAAATCATAATCTCAGCTATCATTACAAGTATTACCTCTATCATCACAGCAACAATAACTTCATTATTGACCCTCAAATTAAGCAATAAAAAGAATGATGACAAACTCAATTCGTTATCGGATAAGCGACTTTTTAAATCAAGACAACTTAGCGATTTCTACATACCCTTTTATAGACTATACGTTCAAAACGTTTTCCCTGAAAGCGATGTAACTAAAATGCTTCCGGAAACTGCAACTACATTTTTAAAGCTTTTTGAAAAGCACGTTGACCTTATGGAGTATGGCTCTCAAGAACTTGTTAAGCCGTTTCAAATTGCCTATTATGGTTGGAAGAAGTACGACTATGATCGCACACTTTCTTTTGATTTTGGAAAATCATTCTTATTACTTACGGATCAACTTTTTGAAGAATACTCCCAGCTTTGTACTGAATTAGAATTGCCATTACCCGCAAAGGCAAATTATCTCTATAAAGAGAGTAATGATGATCAATAGCTGAACGAATATGATAAATTCAAAAAATCTGAATTTTTTGCTTACTTTCGCATAAAGAAATATGCAACATATTGCTGTAAAAAACAATATGCAATTCATAAAGATTACTTTTATTCTCCTCACCCCCTCTTTAATCACTTGTTGCATTTTCTCCTCAGTTGTGATACAATGGCTATATCTTACAAAGGAAGGAGGCAAACTTATGAATATTACAAAGGATTCTGAAAAGGTCATTTGTTACATATACAAAATGTACCTTGAACGCCGTAAAAATGGTGAATCAAAGGCTGAATCACGTCGTTTTGAAATTGACTTTTATAAAAGCGATAAAGACTTATCAAAATGGTATGACAGCGACATTTCAGATTGCATATTGGAACTCGCAAGAAATGGATACATCAAAGTTTACATTGGCGGAGATTTTGATATTCTCGATCAGACCATTGTGTATATGGAAAACCGATTTAAAAACGGTCTTTCCGATGTACTTGACCTTATTTCAAAATTTGTCCCTTGATCTTATCACCTGAATTTTCAGGTGATCTTTTTTTGCCATTGACGTAAAAGTCCTCAGATATAGTCAATGACCAAGCACCATTAAATTCAAGCTTAAAGTACGATACATCTAACATATCTTTTCCGTTGACTTTTAATTCTCCTTTTTCAACGTCTAAACTGAGTGTTGAAAGATTTTCGTTCATTCTTATCACCCCTCTTTAGTCACTTGTTGCATTGTGCAACTCACTGAGTAAAAAAATATTTGCCGAACTCTCCAGCATCAATGTGGAGCAAGTGTGACAGTTTCTCAGCCTCGTCCAAGTCAAACGGACGAACATTGTTTATTTTCTGATTAGCTGTAGGTTGAGCTATGTTTAAACAATGTGCAACGTCAGCTTGGGTCAGTTCAAGCTCCTTCATTCTACCCTTGATCTTGTTCGTGTTTACCATATGCCAGCCTCCTTTCTTGTTGCATTATGCAACTTACTGCATTATCATAATAGCACATAACTTTTCACTTGTCAATAGCATTTTGCAACATTTTTTTATTTTTTTCAAAAAAGCTATTGCATTATGCAATTTAATGTGATATAATCATTATAACGAAAGCAGGTGAGCAAGATTTGAATACCGTAGAAATTGGAAATAGAATAAAAGCTGCAAGAGAAGAAAAAGGACTTACACAAGAAGAACTTGGTATCCGTCTTGGATTGAATAAATCAACTATCCAAAGATATGAGGCAGGAAAAATTCTCAGAATAAAATTACCTGTTCTTGAATCAATCGCTATTGAGTTGAATGTTAATCCTGAATATCTTGCATTAAAAACTGATGATCCTAGCCCTAAACATTCTTCTCATATTATAGACTCCAACGCAACCATACTCCCGCAAGACAACGTACATATAATACCTATATATGAGAGCGTGTCGGCTGGGTTTGGTGCTTATGCTGACGATTATGTTGTAGGCTATATGCCACTTTATATCGTCAACGAGGAAGAAGCTAAGAATACAATGTGCATTGTCGTTTCGGGGGACAGTATGTATCCGAAGATAGAGAACGGCGACAAGATACAAGTATTAAGGCAGGACTGGGCTGAGGACGGACAGGTAGTTGTTGCCCTTATCGACGGTGAAAACGGCGTCGTGAAGAAAATCAAGTATTCTGATGACAAGATAACCCTTGTATCATTCAATCCCGAATATCAGCCAAGAGAGTTTGTCGGTGCAGAAAGAGACCGCATAAGAATACTCGGCATCGTAAAAACAGTTATAAAATCCTTATAATAAAAAAATCCCCGTCAGCACCGCAAATACTGACAGGGATAGCACACAGAATTTTCTCCCGCATGATTACAAATACATTATATCACCAATTTAAGACAATGTAAATGATTTCATAAATTGTTTACAAATGTCGATTTATAGGGAGGAAAAAATATGACTTGTCCAAATTGTAAAGGCGAAAACGCACCAGGCGTAGCAGTATGTGAATATTGTGGTCACGAACTTCCGCAGCCACAGAAAATTGATAACCACGTTGAGCATAACAGCAATATCGTTCAGCACATCACATACGTTACAAACGTCCAGCAGGTCGCACCGCAAGCTCCTGTTGAGCAGGTAAGCCCTAAGAGCAAAAGCACAGCTGAAATACTTTGCCTGCTGACCTTTTTAGGCTTGGGCGGTTTGAACAGATTTTATGTAGGCAAAGCTGGCACAGGTTTGCTGTACTTCTTTACTTTCGGAGGTTTCTTTATTGGAGCAATAGTTGATATGATAAATTTGTTTCAGGGAAACTTCACTGACGCTCAGGGCAGAGTGTTAAAATAAAATTCCCTGCTAGTATTGTAAATACTGACATGACAGAAAAAAATCTCGCCCCCAAGTGCTACCAACACTCAGAGGCGAGCAGAGCGGATACTACCAATATCAGCTCAAAACGAACAAAACCCAATCACCACAAAAGGGCTTATTCTGCCCTTTCATTGTAGCACACTTTCGAGGAAGTGTCAAGAATAGGAGGAATATTTATGCCGATCTACAAAATGACAGACAAGAACGGAAAGAACATCAGAAAAGACGGTCTGCAAAAATATCGTGTGCGTATCAATTATACGGACAGTTTTGGAAAGTCTCATCAGATAGACCGTGTGGCGTTCGGTGCAGAGACGGCTAAGCAGCTTGAACTCCAGCTTACACAAAAGCTCAATGCTAAAGAGATAGCTCCAAAAATGACTATCGGACAGCTATTCACGGAGTACATCACTGCCAAGCGTTCAGAGGTCCGTGAAACATCACTGGACAAGTCCCTAAGAATACTGAAAAAGAACGTCCTGCCCACCTTTGAAAGCGTTAGGATAGATAATCTGAACGTGCCAATGGTGCAGAAATGGAAGCAGGAGCTGTCAGAGCAGGGATTGGCTATAGTCACTCGAAAGAACATTTACGGCGAGTTTCGTGCAATGATGAACTATGCTGTGAAAATGGAATACATTCCGAAAAATCCTGTTATCACCGCAGGCAATTTCAAAGCACCCCTTGAAGCCAAGAAAGAAATGCTTTTCTACACGCCTGACGAGTTCAAGAAATACATATCGGCAGCTAAGAATTACGCTCAGGAAGCAGAGGACGGCGGCTCAATGTACGAATGGAACTACTATGTATTTTTCAACATAGCATTTTACATGGGTATGCGAAAAGGCGAGATATACGCTCTGCAATGGACGGATATAAAAGACGGCTACATATCCATCACCAAGAGCATTGCTCAGAAGCTCAAAGGCGGTGATCGTATCACGCCGCCAAAGAACAAGCCAAGCATACGGACGATACAGATACCAGAGCCATTAAGAGCAGTGCTGTCAGAACATTACGAACGCTGTAAGAAAGCTGTACCGAAGTTCAATGATAATATGTATATCTGCGGCGGTGAGCGTCCTATCCGTGACACGTCCCTTGAAAAGACCAACAAGAAGTTTGCAGACTTGGCAGGTGTCAAACGTATCCGTATTCATGACTTCCGTCACAGCCACGCTTCCTTGCTTGCCAATGAGGGCATAAACATTCAGGAGATAGCAAGACGTCTTGGACATTCCAACATATCAATGACATGGAACACCTACTCGCACCTCTACCCACGAGAGGAAGAACGTGCAGTGAAGATATTGAACACAATCGTGTAAAAATCGTGTATATAAAAGAAAACCACCGCATTTATGGTGGTTTTTGTTCATTTGGCGGAGATGGAGAGATTTGAACTCTCGCTACGGTTTTGCCGTACTACCGCATTTCGAGTGCGGACCCTTCAGCCACTTGGGTACATCTCCTTGTGTCAACTATACTATTATACAAGTAATCACAAAAAAAGTCAAGCCCTTTGTGCAAATTTAAGCACAAAGAGCTTGTCCATTATCTATTGCTGAGCACGCCTCTGCATATCCTTAACATATGCAAGCGTTTCAGGAGTGTAGCCTACCATTGCGTTGGGACAACATTGGGAAAGCAATTGCATAAGCCCCATGGCGGTGTCCTTGCCCTTGGCATATACGTTAAAACGCAGTACATTCTTCTTGTGCTTCGTGCAGACGATTATCTCGTTGGTGTAGCTGATGAAATTCATACTCGCTGTGTGCTGGTAAATGCCGTAGGCTTCCTCTCGCCAGCACATCTGAAATGGCGCTTTTTTGTTGGCAAGCACCCTGTCGGATACGATAATATAATCGTCCTGATATTGTATGTTGGCGTAAAGCTCATCAGCCTGCGGTAAAAGATCGGGATTGGCTTTGAATATGCCGCTCTTTTCAGGGTGCGTCCTCCGTGACGTACCAAATATAAGAAATATAACACCAGGCGTAAGCGCAAAAAGTCCAAGTATCAATACGCTGTATTCACCGGCTACTACCGCCGCAAATGAGATAAATCCACCCATTAGCGTGAGTATCACACCGCCAACTATCATTGCTATCATTCTTTTTCGTATGTTGGCAAATACTACTTCTCGTCCCAT